ACTTGGGCCCGTGTGCTGGCTTCAGTTAGAACGACCTGCGTGCCTGATAGAGCCGTTCGCTGTACCGGTGTCGGAGCAAGACCAACGCCAAGGGCTGTCCGCCCCTGCGCCTGCGTCTCGGCCTGCAAGACCGCGCGGCCGGCCGTGCCGGCGTCGGTGATGGAGGCGGCGGTGATGGGGCCGGCGGTGATGGGGCCGGTGCCCGGAATGTACTTCTTCTGCGTCGCGTTCCATACAGGCACCTTGCCGTCAGCGATGCCAGTATCCAGGAATCCAGCGGCGAGGCGTGCCTTCACGTCGTCTTCTCCGCCAGTGACAGGCTCGACATCAGGGACAAATGTGTCCCGCGGAATCTGGGAAACAAGCGCGTCGTCAATCGTTGCAGCGCCAACCGGATACGAGGTTCCGGCGATGAAGATCGGCTTCAGGAATGTGCCAGTGGTAGACATATCGAATTCGTCAGTTGTTGAAAACGCGGTTCGCCCACAGGATCGCGGCGAGCGAGTGTGGGATTTCGTTCACGATGTTGCCGATGTTCACCGGCAGCCGTTGCTCGTACCAGTGCGCGGCGATGAAGATGACGGCTTGCTTGAGCAGAGGGCGGGCCGTGGTGCCGCAGACGTAGCGCACGCGAACGGCGGCCGGTAGGCTGGCGGTGTCCGGCCAATCCTGATCGACAGCCAAGACAAGCGCGCCGGGCTCGCTCTGCGTGTCGACGGTGTAGACGGAGGGATCGAGCGTCTGCTCGGCGCCAGCCTCGTCGAGGTACTTTACCGACGAAATGGAAACGACCGGCGCAAACCCGAGACGGAGAACTCCGCTCCTCGGGAATGCGTCGGCCGTGTATTCGCGAGTCTGCTCCGCGAGCGCCCGCCCCGTATGCTGCTCCGCGTGTTCGCGCGCAGCCTGAATCAGCGTGCCGAGATAGCTGTCATCCGCGCTGTGGGTAACGCGGAGATGAGCTTTCAGTTCGGCAACGCTGACAGGCTCAGCGATCGGAGCAGTGATGAGGCGGTCGCTCATTTGGTTACCTCCACTCGCGGCAGCGGGAAATTGCGCGTCGGCTCAGCCGCTCCGCGCTGAATGAGCTCGGAGGCCTCGACTGGATCGAGAGCAACAACGTCTCCGTCGCGCCGGGCATGCCCGCCGGCGACGACTCCCTGCGTGATGAGCACGACAGCAAGCCCGTCTGTGCGACAAACCTCAGCCGGAGCATCGAAGAATTCGACCTCGATTCCGAGCATCGTCGCGGCCGAGATGAAGCGATCGCGGATCGTCGCGTAAATGCAATCCGGTGACGGCCCGGAGCGGAGGTCGAGACCTGCATGCCCGCCGACTCCATCTACTCCAACGCACACGACTTTCGCGACACCCATGATGTATAACACCTGAATTGCGGTGCCGATCGTGCCATGCCGCATCGCGAGCCCGCGGGCAAGCAGGTCGTCAACCGTGCGGCCGGCAATGCGCGTGTCGGACACGTTATCGAAGCGGACAAGCTCGCATGGCCAGCTTGCTGGATTGGCCATGTGCGCGTCATCAAGCGTGCGAGACGGTTGGAAAAGGACGTGGGTCGGGTCGTAGAGATCGACCCACGGAAGAACGCCGTCATTTGCAAAACAGTACGTGACGGCTGGAACGTAGCGGACGGAATCATTGATCGCGCAACGCAACGGGCCGGCCGAGCCGAAGTCGAAGCGACTCAGGCTCGGACCCTTGCCGAACAGCCACGCGGTTTCACCACGGTGCAGTCCGACGAAATCCCGTAGCGTGCGCGTCATGGCGTGGGCGTGACTCAGGCGCCGAGAGCGTCGAGCATCGCGGCGAACGACTTCGGACGGACGACGCCGCCGTCGTAGTAGGTCGAGGCCACGAGGCAGTACGTGCCGGTCTTCGCGGAAGCGCTGTCGCGGATGAGCTCGAGCGAGATGCCGCCCCAGTAACCGATCCAGTAGTCGGCGAAGTTGCCGAAGAAGATCGCGGAGGCGACGGCACCCGAACTGCCCTTGGCGAGCGTGCGGCTCACGGCGTTGGTCCACAGCGGCGAGTAGCCGTTGAGCAGCCCGCCGTTGCGGTCGTCGAGGATGGTCAGCGAATCAGTGGAACTGATCTTCGCGGTCTGCTTGAGCTTGCCGCGAATCTGTCCGTTCGAGACGTAGTGCAAATTGCCGAACACAGCGTTGTTCGCGTCGACAGCGGTTTCGAGGTCGACGATGTGCGCCCAGGTCGGAGCGGCGCCATTGGTACCGCCAACCACGGAGCCGATGCCGGAGGTGCCGGCGATGCCGTTGGCCTCGCTGGTGCCGCTGCCGTGGAAGAACGCTGCTTCCTGCACGGCCAACATCTGGTTCGTGATGTGCGCGCGGATGATGGCCTCGATCGCCTGCGAGGACTGCTTGAGCAGCTGCTCGGAGATGTCAATGAAGGCCGGCAGGCGCTTCGGGGTGAGTGAGAGCTTCGCGGTGGTGGGCGTGTATTCGCCGGCCGCTTCGTTCTCGGTCTTCTTCACGGGGGCGGTGCCGCTCACGAGGCGCGGGATGTCGAGATTGCCAACGAGCCCTTCGAGCACCGTGGCGCCAGCGGAGCGCATCACGGACGCGTTGAAGAAATCGTCGAGCAAGCCGGCCTTCTCGGTCGCGATGATCATGCCGCCCTGATCGCCGGCAACGCTCGTCTGCCCGGTGGCGGTGAGGTCGCGGCGCTCCTGGCAGCGGCGAACGAACGAGCGGGGGAGGAACAAGCCGGCGCTCTCGATGCCGGCGCTGCGGGCTTCGCGCTCGCCTTCCTGCACCATCTCGGCCTCGATGCCGTCGAGGCTTGACTTCGCTCCCTTGGCGCTCGCGTGCATCGAACGCAGCATGCGGCCGATGTCGAAACGGGCCATGTCGCGCTGTTCGCCATCGGTGAGCTTCGGCGCGCGCTGGCTTTCGATGGCGGCCTGACGGGACTCGATCGCGATGGTCGCGTCGATGTCCTCGACCTCCTTCTGGATGGTTTCGATCTTCGAGCGCTCTTCGGCAGTGAAGGCGCGGCCGGCATTGATGACGGTGTCGGAGAGGGTGCGGGCTTCCTTGGCCTTCGCACCACGCTTCTCGAGCAGTTCTTTCAAACGCTTCATGTGTGTCCTTTGTGGTGATGCGGGGATTACAGGCACCGAAGCGCCATCCCGCGAATGGCGTCCCGGGTTGCCGCGCTCGCGTCCTCGGTGGACTTGCGAGCCGTGGCGAAATGTTGGTCGCGCTCCTCGGCGATGGCCTTCAGTTCGGCCGTGCCGTCTTGGCTGCGGAACGAAGCCGCAGAGCGCGCGGAAATGGCGGTGTCGGGATATGCCGGCCAGACGACCGGCGAGACCTCGAACAGATCGACGTCGAGCAGCGTTCGCACGTCGCGCTCCTTGCCCTCGTCCCACTTCACGGAACGAGCGGAGAATCCGAACGACATGGAGTCGACGAGGCCGGCGCGGACGCTCGCGAGCACGTCGCGGTTCTGCTGCGTGTCGATCAGCTTGATCTCGACGCGCAAGCCCTTGTCGTCCTCGGAAAGCGCGAGTGTGCCCGGCGAGCGGGCGAGGATGGCGTCGCTGCGGTGCGACCACAGCGCCTTGACGTCGGGCTGCTCCTTGAGCGTGCGCGAGAACGCACCGCGCTGGATGCGCTCAACCCACGGCTTGCCCCAGCCGTCGAACGGCAGCGAGTCGCTGTCGAACACGGCGGCGTGGCCTTCGAGGATGCCGATGAAGCCGGAGTCCTTCGCGGCCTCGCGGACGGTGAGCCCATGCAGGGCGCGGGTTTGGATCGTCTTCATGCGGTGACTTTCTCCTTCGCCGGCGCGTCAGCCGGTCCGATGTTGAGCGGGACGCGATGGATACCGCCGACGTTGTCCGGCAGCTCGGGCAAGTCTTCGAGGCGCCGCACGTCGTTGATCGAGTAGATGCCGTTCGTGAGGCCAGAGACGTATCCGGCCATGCGATCCGCGAAGGCGCCGCGGAGAATCGCGTTGAGATTGAACGAGACGTAGTAGCCGGCATCGCGGTCGCGCTGCGAAAGCAACGTCGAGTTCATCCGGCGTTCCCAGCGGACAAGCCGCGGGCGGAGCGTGAAGACTTGGAACGCCAACTGGATCTGCTCCATGCCCGAGCCCCAGCTAGTCGACTTCTCGGTAGACTGTAGCAGGAATAGCGGCACGCCGTAGAAGCGGGCGATATCCTCGATCTGGAACTGGCGCGTCGCCAAGAACTCGGCATCCTCGTTGCTTATGCCGATGTTCTGGTACTTGATCCCGCCCGTGAGGCCGGCGACCTTGCCGTACGCTGCCGGGCCCTCGTGCTTCTCGCGCCACTTCTTCAGGAAAAGCCGTGCCTGTTCCTCGGTAGTTCCGGCCGGAAATTCGATCACGCCACCAGGGCGCGCGTTGTTGCCGAAGAAGCGGGCGCCGAACTCCTGCGCGGCGAGCGCGACGCCGATCCCCTCCTTCGCCTGCTTCAGCACGGAAAGGCCGGTGAGCCCGTCGAGCGACATGCTCGGCACGTGAAGGATCTCGCCGGGTTGCGTGAGCTTGCCGGCGAGCTTGTAGCCGCGGCCACGACCGACGCGCACGACCTCGACCTCGTTCGCGCCGACGTACTCGATGCCCTCGGGCTCGAAGTAGGCATTGCGCTTCACGAGTCCGTAGCAGTTGCCGCGCATCTCGTGCGCGGCGTGCATTCGCTCCAGCCACTCGAACGACGTCTCGCTGTCGTTCGGATCGTCCTTGAGAACGCGATTCAGCGGATGCTCGTCGGCGTCCTCGCTGCCCTTGGCTGTCTTGCGCCGCACGCGCAACGGCAGGCTGGCGACATTCTCGGAGAGGATTCGGACGCACGCGTAAACCGCGGACATCGTCATCGCGCTCGTCTCGTTGACGTTCTTGCTGCTCGCCGTCGTGCCGATCAGTTCGAGCAGATCCTTGCCGTCTTTGAGCGTGCCGCGTTCCTCGCGCTTCCCGAAGAGGGCGCGGCTGGCGTCTTTGAGGCGGGCGGCAATCTCCACGCATCACAGCGTGGCGTTTGATGCCCGCTTGGCATCAATCAATAACGGACATTTCCGGACAAGGCGGGACATTTCCGCTACGCGAGGCGTGCCACGCGCGCCACTCCTCAACGGTTGCGACGCCGCCGTGCATCCTGAATCCTGCGGCCTTCGCGCGGTAAATCGTCTTGACGCTGTATCCAAGGGCTGCGGCTAGCTCCTTCGCGCGCAAGTGCTCCCGTGTTGTGATCGTTGTGCTCATTCGTCGTCGAATACCATACCCGGCGTTGATGTTGTCGCTCCGGCGTCGGGCATTGTCAGCGCAGCCGCGAAGGCCATGCCGAGAGCGACGGCGCCATCGATGCGCCCAGTGCTCTTGCCCTTGTGAAGCATGATGTTTTCGCTCGGCCCGACATGCGGGACGGCGTTCGAAATGTTCCAGCGCGCGACGGGGTTGCCGTAGTGGCGCAACGTGCCGCCGATGACGCGCCTCTCGATCTCGCGGTACGGGCGGGAGAAGTTCGCGAACGTCTGCGCCAGCGCGGCGACCTGGTGCCACTCGCCACCGCCTTGCATCTTCGCCGAGCCGACCATGCCGACGTCATCGCGGATCTGCATCGCAGCCTCGTGGCCGTGTGATGGATCGTACCAAAACGCCTCGGCCTGCGCGGTCTTGAGGAGCTTCGTCGTCGTCTCGACAATCACGCGGTAGTCCGTGATGTTGCCGGGCGTCGCGATCATCCAACCATCTTCGACCCATTTCGCGTAGGGCGCTCGGTCCTTCAGCTCGCGCTCGCGCAAGGTTTCGTCCGGTGTGAAGAACAGCCATGCCGCGTGCGCGACGTCGCCCTCGAACCAGACGAGCGCCACGGCCGCCAAGTCCTGCGAACGGCTGGCGTCGAAGCCGCACCATACTTGCTTACCGGCGACGCGCGCCAGCACCTGCGCTTGCGTCAGCGCCTCGCCTGCGCACGCGTCCCACTTCTCCATGGAGAGCCAGCCGCCGACGGCTTTCTCCGCGCGCTTGTCGAGTTGCTTGACGAGGAAGTCGCGCATCTTGCCAGGTGACAGCGCAGCCTTCGCGGCTTGGTCGCGCATGTACTCGAGCGACTTCCCGCAACCGAGATTCGGATTCGCCTTGAACCAAGATGACTCGGCCATCGGATCGTCTCCATCGTCGATTGTGAAGATGATGCCGAACACGTTCGCGCCTGCATCGTCGGCGAGCGCTCGGTCGGAGAGCACAGCCTGGACGAGCGCGACTTGCTCATCGAAGATCCCGTCGCGCACACTGCCCTCAGTTGAGATCTGGAAGAACAGCGGCTGACGGCGGGCACCTGTGGCGGAGTCGAGCACGTCCCACAGTGCGCGCGACTTCCACGCGTGTAGTTCATCGGCAAGGATGCCGTGCGGGTTGAGGCCGTCGAGCGTCTCGGAGTCGGAGCCTACCGGCTTCCAGATTGAGGCGGAATCTTCGTGCCGGATCTCGTTCACTGTGCGGCGGAAGATTTCGCCGGCTCCGGGCGAGCGTGCGACGATCTGCTTGCCGTCATTCCAGAGCAGCCGCGCCTGGTCCTCTTTCGTCGCGACACTGTACACCTCAGCGCCGTGCTCGCCGTCGGCAGCGAGCAGTTTCAGGCCGATGCCGGCGCCGAGGAAGCTCTTGCCGTTCTTGCGCGGGACGACGACGAGCGCGTACCGGAATCGGCGCAGTCCGCCCTTCTTCTGCTTCCAGCCGAAGAGCGAACCGACCACGAAGCACTGCCACGGCAGTGGCTCGAACTGCCGGCCGGCGTACTCGCCCTTGTAGTGACGCAGCAACCGCAGGAACGCGATGGCCTTCTCGGCGGCGGCAACATCCCAGTACCAGCGCCCGCTGGCGATGTCACGGAGGTGTCGCTCGCACGCGAGGCGGACCCACTTGCAGGCCGGCACCTCGCCGTCGATCACGCTGCGCGCGTAGGCGGTGGCAGAGTCGGTCACGATTGGATATGTGCTGTAAACGGGTTGCTGCTCTTTCCAGTCGCGCCTGTCTTCGGGATTCGACTACGCGCGGCCGGCGTGAATCCGAAGTCGGCCGCGGTCTCGGACAGGACCGAGTTGCACGCGCGCCACGCGGTGATGAGCGGATGGACCTTGATCCCGCCGCGGTCGCCTGCCGTGACCCATGATTCCTTTTCGAGGGCGACAAACAGCTCGCGCTCTTTGACGACCGCGCGGGCGTACCGCTCGATTGCGTCGGCGTCCGGCTCCATCGGCGGCTGCCCTCCTTCGGTGAGGATGCGGACGACGCGTTCGAACTCCTCGCGCGCGTCGCCCTGCAATCGATCAGGGCAGACGACGCCGACCTTGAAGGCGACAGTCTGCTTGTCTCGAGCGGCGGGACCACGGGCGCCCATCAGTCGAGCCCTCCGAATTGCGGCCGGCGGACGAAGCCGGCGAAGAGTTGCGCCGTCGTCTCGCCGCGGCGCTCCATCGCGTTGCACCGCGCGTGGCAGGCGGTGCAGACCGGCGCGAGATTGTTCCACGCCAACGCGAGATCCGGCCGGCGCTCGACCGGCTCGAGATGATGGACCTGCGCCGTGAGCTGCTGGCCACAGCAACCGCAGACCGGATGCGCGGCGAGAAAGCGTCGGCGCACCGACTGCCAGCCAGCAGAACTGCGGATGGTCGCAGCCTGCGCCAACTCGGGCGCAGACATGCGGCGGACGGCGTACTCGCGTTGCGTTTCGGCTCGCGGCTTACGTGCGTAACTTGCGAATGGTGGGCGACTTGGCATAAAGTTTAGTGGTTCTGGCAACAAATCGTGAAACTGGGCGTGTTTTTTTGAAAGG